CCGGGGAAATTTTTGAGAGCCGGGCGATGAAGAGGGGGGTCTATTTTACGAGACCCCTCCCCCCTATCGAGTTGGTCCCCAGATTTTTTCAATTTCTTTTTGTCTCAGCTCGTAAAGAATCGTGACACTTTTTTGTTTGATCTGCTTAGTGGGTCGGAAGGGTGATAAGCCAAACCAACTTAAGTTGTGAGTTGGTGACGACGCACCAGACCGACCTCGATGCCTGATGTACCAGCGTGAACTATACGTCAAGGTTCTGGAATCAATCCAGAATCCCTTGAAACCTTTCTCCACATTCCTGAAACGTTCTCATAAACAATCTCATCGATCGCTTCTTGGATCGCTAGTGCCTGGTCAGGCTCAGACATATCATTCGATACATTAGCTATCCTGTCTAAGAAAGCGGGGGTATTATAACCCATCTTATTGTCATACTCTAACCACTCATCGAATCTAGTGAAAGGATCGAATGGATTGTCTACTGTTGTTAGCATGTACTCTGTTGGTTCAGTAGTCTCAGTCATTGCTCACCTCACTCACTGAGACTTACCTTGAGTGTGGTCAGTCCTACACCTAGACGATCAGCAACCTCAGCCTGTGTATATCCATTAGCCAACATGGTCTGGGCTGTAGCCACCTTAGATGAAGTCATCTTCGGTGTGAACTTTGGCATAGCTAGGTTTCTAACTGTATCAACATCACTATGTGTAAGGATCTCTTCTAGCTTACTTGTACTGATAGCACCTGCCTGAATGGCATCCCATTCTGATTGGGTGATATCGATCTTGGTCTTCTTAGCACCAGTCCTAGCTCGAGCTTCATTCAATGCTAATTGCTTGACCTTCTTGACGTCCTCTGGTTCCATATGGGGATTAGCCTGGCGGGTTTGTGAGACCCGGGAGTTTGCTAGGAGCTGGGCCTGTCTTTCAAGTGGCGCATTTCTTTTCGCAATATTAAGCTTCGCATTTAGGGAGGTCACTTCTTTTGAGTAGGCGGCTTTTGCAGAAGGTGAATAGGGAGTACCCTTTGTATTGACTGCTTCCTTACGTGCAGCGTTAGCCATAGCCTTAAGCTTGTTAGAATGGGTAGCATAGATGCTTTCCATTCGGGTACCCGACGAAAGGCTAAACGCATCCTCTGCATCAGCCAGCTTTGTGGTGACCTGTCTCTTAGGCACCATACGACCGGTATCTACATAGACCCGCTTTCCAGTAGCAGGGTCTCTACGAGAACGGCGTTCAGGAATCATCACTCCTGTTTCCTCAAACACCTTCTTACCGGTAGCCTTATCGATAGGGCCGCCTCTACTAGCAGGCCGAGGCCTTCGTTCAGGAACACGAAGCTCGGCACCTGCCTTACTGATAAGTGTCCTAGCGCCTGCTTTCTTTCCGCCTTGATAGTGCTCTTTCAGACCTAGGATACCATGATCTTTTTCTGATTGTACGAAATCAAGTTCGTGCTTTTCTGAATCAATGACAACCATGGAATGACGAATTGCTCGAGCTAGCTCGTCGGTCTTTGCTCCATGAATCGTCATATCTGTAATCAAGTTGGAAATCTTGCCCATCTCGTTTTGCTTTCTCGAACTTGTGATTCGAGGGATGGGTGAATCTTTAGGGATTTTGTAGACTTGCGGATCGAACCCCTGCAACTCTTTCAGGGCGGGGGTTGTTTTTATCTTGCCTTCGTTATTGGGAATAACCAGAACAGTGTCGCCATCGAAGTCGGCACCAGACAAATGTTCGGCAACTTTATGGTGAATTCCTACAGCATCCTTTGCTGCAGTGCCGAGAAGTTTACGAGCCTCTGGATTTCGATTGTTCACAGTGAGTTCCGGAATCTCAAACGTTCCACCATGAGGAAATCGAACCAGAGCAACTCGTTCGCCATTTCTAAATGTCGGTGCATAGATTTCAGTAGGCTTCATCGTCGTGACAGGAAGAAGCACCTTAGTTGATTGACGTGGTAGGTTTGCCGCCTGTAGATGTGCTGCAGCAGCATCGGTCTGATCAGCAAACTTACCGAGAAGCTCTTTGCGAACTGTCGGGTTTGTAAGTGCGTTGATTTCATCGAATTCCAGTTTACGTCGATCGAACGTCAAATCGAGTTGCTGTTGCGCAAGCTTAGGATCCTGCTTGGACAACATCTGAGAAGGAAGATTTCGAGACCATGTATCCCAAGATCCTTCTTCTCCTGCACCTTCTTTCGTCGGGCTACCGACAATGTTCATAGCCGATGAAACTTTACCGTGTTCATCAGGTATCTGACGAACGATCGCACCAAACGGGTTATTCGGGTCATCGGACATTTCCTTCATTACATCTTTCTTACGCCCAGTATTCGACTTGTTCGTATTGAACACAAGATCTTTTCCAGCAGGCAGGTCTTCTTTGTAAACCGCCATACCCTTGAGATAGTGTGTTCCGTCAACAGCGATACGAACCTGTGCATACCGAGCATTCCCAATCGAAACGTCCTTCACACCAGGACGAATGTAGATAACACCGTCTGCTTTATCGCCACCATCTTCTTTATAGTTGATCCCAATACGACGACTGGCAATCGAAATAGGTTTTTGAATACCAAGGAAGCTACGTCCTTGATCAACGGTGTGATCCGTGATCTGTTGAATCTTGTCCCTATTCCTTTGTACGAACGACAATGCAGTACCAGGTACAGCCAAGACTTTCATTGTCGTGTACTTGCCAGTGCCGAGCTGCTGGATCTTGATGTTGTGGAGCTCATATCCATGTTCACGCAACACGGCAACAGCCGTGTTCAGACGAGTCGCAGTAACTCCGATTTGACTCTCAACACCTTTACCAACATCTACCATCTTCTTCTTGTCTACCTGCTCCTTAAGCATATTGGCTGTAGTGTGTAGAGCGTCAGCTTTGTCTTTCTCGCCTGGTGCAAGTAGAGCTCGAATAGACGACTCATTAAGTCCCATCCGCTTACCGATCTCAACATTTGACCAACCTTTTTCCTTCAAACGCTGAGCGGTGAGAATCTTTTCTTGTTTCTGCTGAGAAAGAGCAATAGAGCGAGCTGCTCGAAGTTGTGTAGTTGTAATACCGAAGCCTCGAGCAATCTCAGCTTCCGACATACCATCCTGCTTGAGTTTATCGATGGTCTGAAGATAACTTCGATTACGAGCGCTTTCGGATCCACCAGATCCCCAAGGGTAACGACCAGAGCGGCGAAGAATGCCGTAATGCGCAAGATGCTCTTCTTGGGTACGAATCACGACTCCTCCTCTAGCCGTCGATGACCAATCAACCTGTCGAATTCCTGAATTCTCTCCATGATGAACGCTATATCCTCTGGATCAGCATCATAGACCATTACCTCATTATCTTGGTAAATACGCAGTTCGATTTTGATATCGAACGGATTCTTCTCGTATTCAAGACAAAATAGGGCAGCATAAACTTCGAGTTGATGTACTGAACCGGGAAACACACCAGTCTTTAGATCATGAATTCGCAAAGTGTTGTATCGAAACGCAATGGCATCCGCGGTACCGAAACAGTTCTCTGAGTAATAGAGAATCTGCTCACAAACCATCTTGTGCTCGATTGCATCGTTGATGTATAGGCCCACGGTTCCAACAAGATCTGAACGCCTACCTGCTTGGATCTCTGTTTGAGCATAGTCGTGTTGTGCAACACCATATGCTCCAGCTTGCGCTGCAGTCCAACGCTCAATCAGACGCTGTGGAGAATAATGAATCCAATGCCATTGACTAGGGCTAAGAAACGCATGCTCCCCTTGGAGATTCAAATGCCTGTTGAAGCGCATTCAAAACCTCCTCTTCACACGCAGGATAAATATATGCGGCAAACGACATTTCGTTTAACTTTTCTACATAGTAAGTTTGATTTGGCTGCGTTGATGATATTCCTTCAAGCTTAATTTCTAAAGCGCCCCAGTGACGATGCCACAAAATCATAAGATCAGGAACGCCTTGTCGAGAGTTAGCATCTAATTTGAAGATTTCACAACCAGGAAACATTTTTTCGAGCTTCTTAATTACCTTCGACTGATATTCGCTCTCCTTCATTAGCGTCTCCTTCGCAGAAAAACGCAAAAACTATATGCGTTGTTCCTTCCCCCTCTATTATATTATACGAATGGAGTGCTAACTAATATCTATTTCTCTACGATACCAAATTCTTGATATGTAGGCCACACGTAGGTGCGATTCAATACCGAGAGAACGAGGTCACGCTCGAGTAAGCCATAATCTATGGCACAAACAGTAGAATTCTCGCTAATCAAGCCTGTTTTCAAATCCACCAGCGGAGCCATAATCGGTTGCTCAAAGGGATATTTGAACTGTTGGTTGTACTTGATCGCGAACCAACGCGGGCGCCAAACTAGGTTATTCACTTGGTTGTTACGCCGATCACCATCCAAATTGATTGGTGTGTCGTAAGCCTCAGATGGCCTTGGAATGAATGCCTTGGCTACCAACAGTGGAACAGATCGATGAAATTGTACACCGTCTCGCATCATTCCTACCTGCATCAGACCAAACTGATTTTCTGACTGAGCCAAGATTCTTCCAGACTTGTCAGCACGCACTCGGCCATCATCACTGATGCTATACCCAAAGAACTCGTCTATTGGTCTCCACTCGGCCATTCAACAGGCTCCTTGATTAGTGTCGACTCATTCACAGACTCATGTAGATCTTTCATCGCCATTTGCTGATATTTGAGCTCCTGCTCCTGTGGCCTGACATAAATCCCCCACAACAACGCGAAGATCTCCAGAGACACTACGAGACCCAAAACTAGGGCTACCCACATCCAATTCACTTATTACCTCCTAATCATCATCACCAATTATTGATGCTCGTCGGCAAGAGAAATGTTGTAGCTCCACAGCTTATACAAGGACGTGCCAACCAGCCTGGACTGTTCGATACCTCAATACAGCAAAACCAGCAGTAAATAACGTCCAATTCACTTATTACCTCCTGGTCAATATCTTTAACAGCACTTGGGAAAGCTGCTGCCTTGTGGGTGGTTTTCGT